AAGAATATCGTCATATTTTGTTGGTGTAAGTTTTACGATTTTTTCTATTGCGTAAATACCAACTAAAACATATTCCCAATTTGCTGCTATCCATTCAGTCATTGTATTCTCCTTTTAGAATTGTAAGATTGCATAATCATATTTAAGTGTTAAGGTGATTTCTGCAGGGTCACTTGATGCATAATCTAAATCACCGAAATTAGCATTCTCTATATATGTACCTTTTAAAGTCCATTCTTCAACTTTATCTCCAACTGGACCTAACATATTAAAAGTTACATCTTTTTTATAAAAGTCTGAGTAACCATCTCGACCAGTTACCGATTCATGTGATTGTCTAATCCATTCCATAACTGCTTGTGCAGCTGATGGAACTACTGGGTCGTAAAGAGTAACATCAATTGGTTGCCAGGCTCCTTTACCCTTAATGTATCGTTTTACATTAATGTGGTCTAATATAATTTCTTCAAACTGAATCTGTGGTCTGTTTGCCGCTTTAATTAAATAAGCAGGCGCCCCTGTCATGTACATAATAAACCGATTTTTAGTTTTCGGTTCAAACGGTGTGAACATAATTTCTGAAGGGTCTAATGTAGCCATTCTTTATTCTCCTAAAAAAGTCTTTTATTCATACTCATAAATAAATATCAATTAAAGAAATTTTTAGTAAAAAGAAAAAGCCCCAACCGAAATTGGGGCTTCTCATTATACGTTACATCTATTTATAAGTCAAACTTACTCAGGAAATGTAGCTCCTGTTGGTTGAACAATAAAATCAAGTACGATAAACTCTGCAGTTCTCGTAGGTTGAATAAATATTTGTCCAACTAATTGATTTCTATCAATAACATCTGCTGTATTATTAGAATCATCCATTACAACTCTAAATGCGGATAATCCACTATTCTGTTGTACCTGTTCAAGATATGGATTTACAATATTCAAGAATCTGTTTCTCGTTGCTGAAGTATTTTGTTCAAATACTAAGAATTGTGATGCACTCGCAATGAATTTTCTCAATGCAATCAACAATCTACGAACATTGATTCTATCTAATGCAGATGGTTTAGATTGTAGTGTTTTTTGTCCAAACACAACTACACCTTGATTTGGGAAAGATGCTATTGGGTTAACTCTACCCTCATACAATCTATCTCTCTCAGCATGAGTTAATCGTGTTTTAGCTTCTGTTACACCTAATCCAGCTAATCCTCCTCGATTTAGTCCTGCAGGGGCAAACCATTCGTGTGATACACTATCGTTAAATGCTAACACACCAGGTAATACTACTGAAGGTGGTACCCAAATTGGAACTTGTGTATTAGTGTCTACAAGTTTAATCCAAGGATAATAGGTAGCAACATAGTTGGTATCGAGAGAAGATATAGCATCTATAACTGTATTGATACTATCGTCAATATCAGATGCATCCATTATATATAATGCATCTGCTCGAGCTTCTACCTTTGATATTGCATGATTCGTAACTTGTGAGTGTAATCTATGAAGTACACCTGGTGTTACTAACAAATTAATATCAAATTCATCAGGATTAGATACTGCGTTTATTGCTCGTTTATAAGCTACTGTTCCACTTGCTTCTGCAGAAGATAAATCAAACCCTTGTGTATTAGTGTTTGCAATATCAGTAGCTGTTAAAGCTGGTGTAGCTGGATTATATCCGTCAAATCCCCATTGGAATGGTACCGTAAATTTCTTTTGTTCTATTGCTGAACCAGAAACGGTAATTACTTCTGAATCACCAGAATATATTTCACCATCACCAACAAGTTTTGAAGCATCACTATGTCCTGTAGCGTGTGTATTTAAATTAAATGCCACATTATCATTTTTTGTTTGAGCTCCGTTTGGTATAGGTCCTAACATAGCCCTGTTTCCCTGTTTAGTAAAATCGAATCCAAAGTATACATTTTCATCAAATACATTACTTGAATTTTGCTGTTCATTCACGAAAGATGCTGTAGGTACCAACGAACCACTTGCAGCACCAGTTGCTGCTGTACCTATTACAACATTTTGAATTGATTCAAATCCAAAAGGTAACATTGTTTGTGGTAATTTAACAGTTGTACCTTCAACAAAATCTACAAAATCACCAACTCTAATATATAAACTCTTATTAGGATAATCACCATAATATGTAAGTTTACCATTAGAATCAATAGTTACGTGTCTATCACCAATTCTCTTTGCAAAGAAATTAGGATTTAATGGGTCAAAAGATAAATCATCAAACTGTTCTATTATATCATCATCTCTGTGACCTGGTCTAGCATCACCTGGATTAACTACACGTACTTGCAATGAAAAAGTACCAAAGTTTTGGTTGCTAATAGTTGATGCCTTTATATTTAAAATGTTTATCTTATATTTTGTGTTAACATTTGTACCATGTGACCTGGAGTATACTCTAAACAAGTTATTTACTTCAGCTGCACCATTTAATACATAAGATTGTCCATCGATTGGTTGTGATTGTATATAAGGTGTACGAGCTGTAGAATAATCTTTATTACCACTGTATGTACTTGCATTACCTTTTGCATCAAATCCAGTTGAACCGGCTGCAAAATCTAATCCAACAGCTGTATGTATTACTGATGCTGTAGGCATTGATGAAGCAGCAGTTGCATCCTTCCCAAACATAGCGTGTGATTGGTCTGAGAAATGTTTATATAAGTATACTGATGAAGTGCTACCAGCTTTTTTAGTAGAAGTTGGTTCTTGACTAAATACTTCAGTAAGATAATTAGTACTTCCTGTATCAAATGAAGCAGTGTATCTTTCTTTTATGCCGCTACCACTAACAGTAAGATAAAATTCATTCCACTTACTTTCACCTGTCATTACAGATGTTGAAAGGTCTCCAGTACCAGTAGAACCGTAAGACGGTGCTAATATTCCTAAAGACCGTGATTGTACACTATTTGCCACGAGTTCTAATTGATGTGCCTGATATCCTCCGAGTCCTAAAACTCTTACTACGGTTACAACCCCCGCACTTTGTAAATATTGTTCAACGGTGTATGGTGTGTAAAATCTATTATCAATTCCTCCAAATAACTCTTCAAATTCTGTATATGAGGTTATTTGTGTAGGTGTAAAAGCAGGACCTGATTGTGTTGGTCCTATAATTGCTGCTCCTATTTCACCTATTGCTTGAGGAAGAAATGATAAATCTCTTTCACGGGTAAATACACCTGGCGAAACGATTCTTTCTGCCATTGTAATTCTCCTAATTAATTTTTTTGTTCAAAGCTTTGAATATAGTTATTCTATTATAAGTATAACGTAAGTTATCCAAAATAAACGATTTACAGTCTTTTTTTAAGAAACTGGTGTAAATACACCGGTTTCGGGGTCAAGTTGACCATTGCCATACTGTTCACTAAAAGCTGTTACTAAAGCAGTCTCTTCTGCCTGTACTTCTGCATACTCTGTTACTAATAATTGTTCAGTTTCTTCTAACTTTTCTAATTGTTGTTTTAACAAAAGTCTTTGAACTGTAATTTGTCCGAACCTAACCTGTACATCTTGATATTTAGTCTGTAAATCTTGTAAAGATTTTAGTTCTGTTGGTGTGAACTTAATTTGTTCAGCCATAATTTATCTCCTATTATTTTTAATTACCATACACTCCAACCACCATCTATTACTATGTTTTGTCCTGTAATATATGATGATGCTTCAGATGCCAGAAAAATAGTAGCTCCTGCCACTTCGTCTGGTTGTCCTACTCGTTTCATTGGAGTTCTTTTACTTAAATCTACTATGTAACCAGGTCTTTCTGGTACACCTGGTGTCTTTTTAGGGAAATTACCAGGACTAATTGTATTAACCCGAATTCCCTTTGAAGCATACTCTGTTGCTAATCTTTTTGTCAGTTGTAAAATACCACCTTTTGCAACTGAGTAAAAAATACTTGCACTTTTTACTTCTTGATACAAACTTTGGTCGTGTCCTAAAAAACCATATATTGATGAAACGTTTATAATTGACCCACTACCTTGTTTTAACATATACGGTATAACTGCTTGACTACAGAAAAAGTTGTGTGATAAAATATTATCTAAACCAATATCCCACTCTTTTTTCGTAATTTCATCTACTGATTTTCTATCCTCACAAAATGCATTATTAATAAGTATATCTATAGTCCCATATTCTTTAATAATGTTTTCAATTTTTAATTCAACTTCAGATGGATTAGTTACATCACATAGTATATACGACATATCACCATCAAATTCTATTGTTTTCCCTTTAGTTCTACCAACTACAAGAACTTTAGCACCAAAAGAGGCTAAACCCTTAGACATTGCTGAACCTAAATGGCCATATCCACCTGTAACTATAGCTACTTTGTTTTTTAAATTAAATAAATCTTTATATTGTTGTGGTTTTACCATCATAACAACTTTTTCTTTCTATAATCATAACTGGCCCTTTTGCCATTTGTGCTTTTTTATAATCTCGTAAAACTTCAGTAGGTGTAGTGGGTTCAAATATAGGAAAATCCACTAATTCTCTGAAAACTTTTGTGAAATCTTGTGAATGAGTAGGACCAGAATAAAATGGGCCTCCATCAGCAACTACAGTCCTTAAAATTACAGGAGCAGTATATTCTCCATGTGATAATCTTTCTACTTGATTAATATGATTTCCTATTGCATCTGCTCCAACTAACATAAAATCGTGTCTTTCATAATAAACAACTGCTTTTATACCTTCAAAAGACATACCTAATGCTAAACTACCCATCAAATTTTCAGTAACGGGTGTTTCGAGTTTTTTATCTTCATCTACCCCTGTCAAAGTACCCATAGCATTACCAAACTCTCCACCGAGGTTATATCCTATAAACATCGTATTGTCTTTTCCAAGTTCTGTCATAGATTGAGTAACTGCTTCTTTATATGATAATGTTTCACCATTAATCTCATTAAAATCAGGAAATGTTTCTTGTGGAATACGTGGAAAATACTCTTCATCCGTCTTTTTTATTTTATTAGTCTCTGATAAATCACAAAAATCTTTTACACGAGCGTGTGGGAACGGTAGTGTATAATGGTATTTTATCACACACGATTCTGGCCATTTTTGTTCTGCTGCTTGACCCCATCTTGTCTTTTTATTTGCTATAATAGACATATCATTATCTTCAATCACAAACGTACAAGGTAAATCCCATCCTTCAACATATCTAACTGCCTCTGAAAAATGTCCTGTATCTTCTGCACCATCACCAACAAAACACCATACTTTTTTATCAGATTTTTTCTTTTTTAAAGCCCAAGCTATACCAGCTGCTATGCCTGGAATACCACCGACAATAGCAGAAGCGAAAAAGTTTTTCTCTCTATCGTACATAAACATACTTCTACCATCTAATATCTTTTGTTCCATATAGTCTGGTGATAGTCCATGTAAAAGACCATGATAGTGATTTCTATGGGTAGCTAACACATAATCACCTGGTTTAATATTTTTAAAGATATCAATTAATTGATTTTCATTTCCACCACTTAAATGAAATAAAAATGGTAGTTTATTGTTATTATAATGATTTATAATTTTCAATTCAAAATCAATCAACTCTTGTTTATTCATATTTATCTCCAATTTGGTCCTGTAACCCAACCAACTATACTATATCTAATACCTTTAGTAATAGGTGTAATTTTGTGTCGTACAAAAGAAGGAAATACTACAAGTGTACCTTGTTCTCTAATTTTATCGTGAGGTAGTGGACCTGTTGTTTCATAATCACTTTCATTTAACTCTAAATCACACCCTTCATACTCACTTGAATCTGTTAATTGTAATGTAAAAGATATTTTACGGTGTTCTGTAACGGGAGTAAGGTCAATCGCTTCACTTTCATCATTAGCTGGGTCCAGATATATAACATCACCATGTTCTTTATAATAACCACCAGTATCTACATCATATTCCATAAATTGTACATAACCTAATCTATTAATATCTAAATTACCAAACCATTCTCTATTAGCTCCTGAAACTGCATCTACAAATTTATCAAAGATAGTTGGCATTACATCATAATCAATCGATACAAGTCTACATCTTCTATATCCTGTATCTAATCTACCACCACCCCCTATAGTAGCTTGTTGAAATCCTTCTTTTAAACCCATATTTAAACATTTTAAAGTAAGTATTTTACATTCTTCTGGTGTAAAATAATTTTCAAAAAATGACCACATACTTTTCATATTATATTACCTACATTTCTACAATACACCGACCAGATAATCCTTGTCCAGACCGGACAATATTAAGTGCATCGTTTATTTGATTTAAATCAAATCTATTTGTTATTAGTTTATCAAGATTTAACTTATCTTGTTTATAAAGTTGTAAATACCTATTTATATCTACAGATGGGTTAGTTAATCCACCATCACTATCCATTAAAACTTTACCTTTAAAGTGTTGTAATACTGAATGTAAAGTTAAGTGTTCATTTGGTTTAGGTTGTCCTACCATTATAGTTTTTCCACCGCCCATTGTTAAATTACACGCCATTTCTATCAACTCAGTATGTCCAGTTGTGTCTATAAATACCTCAACTCCTAAACTACCTACTATTTTTTTAACACTATCGCGAACATCTTCTTTACGTGTATTAATAATATGCGTTGCTCCAAACTCTTTAGCTAATTCTAATTTATGGTCATGAATATCAATTGCAATAATAGGATTACCAGACACAAGAGAGGCCCCTTGTACTATATTTAATCCAACACCCCCAGAACCAAATATAGCTACTGATTGACCTATTTTTAATTTAGCTTCGTTGTTTATAATACCTAAACCAGTAGTTACACTACAGCCCATCAAAGCAGCTATATCATAAGGTATTTCTTCATCTATTTTTGTAATTCTATTTTCTGAAACTACTGCATAATCATTAAATGTAGTAACTAACCCCCCACCAATAATTTTTCCATTATTAGAAACATATTTAGGAAATTCTGATTCTATGCCTTCTCCTTTTCTCCAATGCATTACAACTTTATCACCTTTTTTTACAGTTGTAACTCCATCACCCACTTCTATTACTTTAGCTCCTCCCTCGTGTCCTAATAAACAAGGTAAAAATTCTTTTTTTATTTTTACTCCTGATATATGACCTAATTGAGCACCACATATACCACTGCTACGAACTTCAACTAATACTTGTCCACATTTCAAGTTATTTTGTTGTATTTCTTCTATAACAAGAGGTTTATTAAATTGATAAATTATTGCCGCTTTCATTTTTTAGTAACTACTTCTACTCCGTGTTTTTGTATAACTTCAGCAGAACATTTTTGTGCGAAATTTATTGCTAAGTCAATATCTTTAGATTGTAAATATGATGTAGTAAATGCAGCTAAAAATGTATCTCCTGCTCCTGAAACATCACGTACTTCTACTTTTTTATTAATAGGATAAGTTTTACTTCTAAAAGTACATCCTTTATCTCCATGTGTAACAATCAATTTATTATCTACTCCTGGAAAATTGTTATAATAAAGATTATCTAACAAATGTTTAGTTTTTTGATATTCATATTCATTTAGTTTGATGAAATCTGCATTTATACACCAATCACCCAATAATTTATTTGATTGTAGAAATGTAGGTGTATCAGTTTCTAATATTTGTCGTAAATCATTATTGCTTAAAAATCCCTTATCATAGTCTGATATTATTATTCCATCGTAACCTTTAAGTTTATTTTCATCATATTCATACTTATCATCTACATAATCATGATTATCAACTCTAAGAATCATTTGATGAGTTCTTGTATCAACATATCGTATTTTCTCTATCGTATTTTTATTAGTAATTATATCACATTTATATCCTAAAGATTCTACATTAGCAGCAACATTACCTGCCATACCCATATTAGATTTTTCTTTAACTGGTTGAAATACGGGTACTGGAGCCTCTGGACACATACGTTCACACAAACCATATATGTAACTATCTTTACAACTATCTCCTATAATTAATATTTTCATTTTAACCATTCCTTATAATCTTTTATACCAAATTCTAAGTTATATTTTGGTTCCCAACCAGGTAACCAGTTTTTTTTATCTGATTGTGTATAATATTGATACCAATCAGGTATCTCTGATTCAGCTCTATAAGTATATTCGATTTCAAAATTTTCTAAAACCTCTTCAAATAATCTAGCTTCACCACTACCTACTTCATAAACACCAGGTATTATATTATTAAATAGTGGATAAATTGTTGCGCTTACAATATCTTTTATGTAAACAAAATCTCTTTTAGGTTTTTTAGGAAATAACTGAAATGTGCCAGCTCTATATGCTTGATAACCAACAGAAGCCATTTTACCTTTTCGTTCTTCTCCTGGACCATAAACATTAAAATATCTTAAAGCTATAAAGTCAAAATCTAATGCTAAACCATATTGTTCTGCTAATAGTTTAGACCAACCATATATATTAGTTGGTATTCCTTTAACTCCATCATTAGCTGCAGATGATGCATAAATAACTTTTTTGTTATATTTTTTTCCTAAATCAAATAGTTTTTTACTAAAAAAATAATTATACTTCAACATTTTATTTTGGTCTTGTAAAGTTGTATCTGATATAGCTCCAATATGTAATATTACATCTGTATATTCTACACTATATTCAAGTTCTTTTTCCCACTCAGGTCTTTCCATAAAATCATTTTCTATTAGATTTAATTCGTGGTCGTCTATTAATTCTTTCATTATGTTTTGACCAATAAAACCATTCCACCCTGTTAATATAACTTTCATTAAATATACTCCGTATCAAAAAAGAAAACTTGTATTAATCTTGCATTTTCCAATGAATTACCAAAATAATTTAAACTCTGATGGAACAATTGACCGTTATATACTACTAACTTATTAAACTCATTAGATACTTTTTGAACTAACTCCCACCTAAAATACTCTTGACCTTCACCATCAATTTTTTTCTGAACTTCATCATCTACGTGTGGTTCTACCGTGTTTGTTTCTAAATGTTTAAAAAATCCTGTTCCTGCAGAAGATGGTGCATCGGGGGTCAAATAACATATGCCGGCCCACGTGTTATTGGTATCTGCGTGAATCCAGGATTTCTCCCAAGCATATGTTATTTGAAATGACCCGTTTACATCTTCTGAAAAATTAGTAATATTTCCACCATATGGATATACTATGTTTTGTAGTGTATCTTTAATAGAATCGTTTAAATATGGTTTAGTTCTCACACCAGGATAATTACCCTTCTGAGAATAATCCATTAATAACGCTTCTTTTCTAACTCTATAGGGGTCTGTATAAAAATCTTTAAGTGTCATAATATCGAATTTCATATAATTTTCCAATCCGATAAACCAAGAATATCTCTTGCTATATCTTCACTGCTCTGATTATTATAATTTCTTGGATTTCTAAATGATGCGAATAAATTTGTAGTTGCATATCTATTACCTATGTTATCTGGTAAATTTTCTTTACCGAACAGGTCGTAGTGTGTTTTGTTTCTTGTGATTTCACTACCATATTCTACAAAACTAAATCTACCTATATCATAAGTTGAATATAGGTTATAAGGACTTTCTCCCCAAGGAGTTGTAATAATATAAGGAATAACACCCTCTTGGTATTTATTAAGTACTATATCAGATTTTGTACATATTATTAAATCACAATCATGTAATTTTTGATACTCTATTGCTACTTTTGCCCATATATCAGCCTCTATATCATCTTCTGTATTAAGTTTTACTAAAACTAATTTACCTCTATCATTATATCTATGTGATTTTATAGTATGAAATCCATACTCTGGATGAAACTCTTTTAATTCAATAAACCAATCACAAAAAAATTCAGCATAAGTGTGCCTGTAATTCATACTTTGTTTTGGTGGAGCTATTATATTATCTGTATATATCCAGTGAATTTCACCTGAAGAGGATATTATGTTCCAACTAATCAAATATTGTTTTCTCACTTCAAAATTATCTACTATTTTAGTACTACTACCATCACTATGCATTGTTACACGTGGTTTTCCATTAAATGTAAAATTAATAGCTGGTATAACCTCGTGCATAAATCCAGTATCTAAAAAATCTATTTTATACTTCATCATACCAACCTATAATGTTATCTATTTCTGTTTGTGAATATTCTGAACCAAGAAATACATTATCAAACCGTTTAGTTTTCCATTCTCCCAATTCAACTGCTTTCTTTAGTGTAGCACCAAGTGCTAAACCAGCATCTGACATTGCGGGATATATATACATTTCATCTACCCAATCTAATTCATTTAACTTTTGATTTAACTTAACATTAGCAAATACACCACCCGCAACAGCTATTTTAGTGTAATCTGGGAACATTTCGTGTAAATGATTTAAATATTCTTCCATTCTGTTTTCTAAGAATAACTGCACGTTATATGCTAAATTAGCCGCCTTTTCGTCATCATCTCTTGTAAACTCACGCCCGTTATGTCGTAAACCTTGGCCTTTGTTGCGTGGTATAACTTTTATATCTGCTAAATAGTCAAATACAATTTGTATACCTGTATCTGAAGTTGCTATACCAGCTGGTGTAAAAGTCATAGTATGTTTATCATATTGACATAACTTTTCAAGAGCAGAATAAATCTTATCATCATATTTTCCATGGCCAGCTAATCCAGTAACTTTACCTTCGTCTTTATGTATTCTCCACCCTAACCATCGTGTTGTAAATGCATACATACAAGGTATAGTTGCACTTTTACTAAAAAACATAGTATTAATATGATTCATCGTATTATTTTCTGCTAAGTAAAGTTTACCATAAGTATTACCAGTACTACTTATATATCCTAAACCTCCACCATCATACGACAAAACTAAAGTTGGTTCATTAAAACCAGATGTATAATATGCACCATAACAATGTGCATCGTGATGATTTACTAAATATACTCTTTCTTTTGACACGTTATGTTCATCTATCCAAAATGAACGTGGTGCACTTATAGGTGTAGCAGTACAAATCCAATCTGCTTCATTTAATTTTAAATTAAACTCTTTTTCTATTCGCTTAATAGAAAAATTTGGTAATGCGTCCAAATCATCACATACTTTTATCTTTTTAGGTCTTTCTTCTTGTATAACAGATTTTATTTCACCATCTTCTATATAAGCAGCTCCAGCATCATGAGAAGCAAAACCTCCATATACACCAAATAGTTTACTCATTAAAACATCTCCAAATTAGATAAACCTAACACATCTTTGGCAATTTCTTCACTGCTCAACTTATGCCAATCTCGTGGATGGTCACAAGCATACATTAAATTAGTAATACAATATCTTTTACCTGGTGGACATGCTTCTGGATATGGATTAGGTATTGTTTTTTCTATTCCATCCTCTCCTATATAAGTAAAAGTATGGTCAGACTCGTTATCTGGTAGATATCTACCTAAAGTATAAGTAGCATAACAATCCATTACACTACTACCCCAAGTCATAAATGTTACTCCAAAAGTTTTTTCCGCTCCCATTCGTAATTTTTTATTCTTAATAGTAAAATGTAAATTACATTTATGTATTTTTTTATATTCGAATGCAACACCAATCCAGGTACATAATTCGTCCCAATCTTCTGTATCTAAATTTATTTGTACATTTTTACCATAATCATTATATCTATGATAATCTAACATAATAAACCCATATTTATCATGCCATGCAGTAACTTCTATAATCCAATCACAATAAAAAGAGTACAGGGTATTTGAAAACCATGCCGGTGCTGTCATCTTTTTAAACGACATCCACACTGGTTGGTTTCTCTTCTTATCCAGTATGCCAACTCCTACTTTTATAGTCTCTGTATCCACTCCATAAATTTGATTATAATAATCAAAACTTACCCTTGGCCAAGGGTTAAATGAATATGTCAACTTTACTTCTCGTATAAGTACATCAGTTAACACGATAAATAAAATCTTCCATTACTAAATAATCAACAACACCATTTAATAAATGAGTTATAGCCTGGTCTGGACTATCAATTATAGGTTCACCATGTACATTAAATGAAGTATTTAATAAAACAGGTATACCTGATAATTTTTCATATTCAACTAATACGTCATAAAATGGATTCTTCTCATAAACTAATTGTGGTCTTGCACTTTTATCAACTTTATGTACAACCGCTGGTATTCTATCAATCCATTCTTTTCTTGTTTCATAACACATTGTCATGAATTCTGCAGTATAATGTGATTTATTATTTGTTACAAATATATCATTTGCTTTTTCACCGATTACAATTGGTGCAAAAGGCATTACTTCATTTCTACCTAATCTTTTATTTAAATTTTCGTGTGTTTCAGCATCAGTAGGCCTAACTAAAATACTTCTTGCACCTAATGCTCTTGGTCCAAATTCAAATTTACCTTTAAACCAACCAATAATACTGCCTTCATTCAAATATTTTGCAATTAATTTAATATCTATTTTGGTTCTATTAACCTTTTCTTTACTATTCATTTCTGAATTTACTCCTTCTACTAATTTGTCTATATGATTTTGACTATATTTAGTACCATAAAACAAATGGTCAAAACGTTTAGTTTTCCATTCTCCAAGTTCAACTGCTTTTTTCAAAATGGTTCCTAATGCCAATCCAGCATCGTTCATTGCAGGATACACGTATACTTCATCTATCCAATCTAATTCATTTATTCTTTGATTCAATTTAACATTAGCAAATACACCACCCGCAACAGCAATTTTTTTATAAGTAGGATATAATTCGTGTAAATGATTTAAATATTCAATTACTTTATTTTCCAAAAATAATTGCATATTATGTGCTAAATCAGCTCTTGATTCTTCGTGTTTATCTATAGGTTTTAGTATACCTGTCGTTTGAAAGTTATGTAAAACCATATTTATTCCAGTGGCAGTTTCAGCTTGACCTTGAGGTACAAATGCTTTCATACCTTTATCATACCAACATATTTTTTCAAAAGCACTATAAATTTCTTCTCTATATTTACCATAACCAGCTAATCCAGTAACTTTGCCTTCGTCTTTATTTATTAACCATCCTAAATTTCTGGTAACCATAGCATACATACAAGGTATACTTGCTGTATATCCCATCGGAAACGTATTAATTAAAACCATTTTATTATTTTCTGCCAAATAAGTTTTACCATAAGTACTATTATATCCTTTTGACTTTGATAAACCACCTGCATCAAATGAAACAACTAATGTTTTTTCATTAAAACCAGATGTATAATATGCTCCGTAACAATGTGCCTCGTGATGGTTTGTTATAAAAATCTTCTGTTTTGGTATCTTATGCTCTACTAAAAACGGTATATCTATACCCATCGGTGATGCTGTACAAATCCAATCTGCTTCATTTAATTTTAAATTAAATTCTTTTTCTATTCTGTATGTACTTAATATTGGACTGGCTTCTACATCAAGATATACTTTCAATCTTCGAGGTCTTTCTTCTTGTATAGCAGATTTTATTTCACCATCTTCTATATAAGCAGCTCCAGCATCGTGTGCACAATATCCCCCATATACACCAAATAGTTTACTCATATTATCATCTTAGTCAGTATCTTGAATTGCTTGCATATCTGTACAAAGTTTGCATATAAAGTCTGGTGGACTTTGTATGTAACCATGTCCCATATACATAAATTCTTTATACGCTTCACTATTAAATAATTCAGTT